CGCTGCTCTGGCGCGTCTGGAGGCCCGTCGCAATGGTCAGTGACGACCACGTGACCAGGACCCGGGAGGCAAGCAAACAGAGCTTCCGGGTTCTGGTCGAGGCACTCGTGGCCAGGGGGTACACACCCGAATCCGCGAGGAACTTCGTGGTCTATCACGAGAGCATGATCAGCAATCTCGCCGTCCATGGATACGAGGAAACACACAAAGAGGACTGATGTCATACATCAACGGTGGTGAGGGCGAGGACGACGGGCAGGACGCCGTCGGCCAGAACCCCACCAAACGCAAGCGCAAGTCATCCGCGCGTACGCGCCGCAAGAAGGACCGGCGCCTGTTCGGGGGTACCCCGTGGGCCAGGCCAGAGGATGACAAGAAGGGCGAGGGCTCGTGAAGAGCGACATCACAGCGAACACCGGTGAGAGCTACGGCAACGTGGCAAACATCATCGTCGAGGCGCTGATCAAGGGGAAGGGGTACACCCCGGACTCCGCAACGTCCCTCGCCGACCGGTTCGCGGACATGGTGATCGCGGAACACAGCGATCACCGGGCATACCGCGAGCTGGCCGACGAGGTGAACAAGATCATTCACTCGGAGTCCGTCCCGGATGACTGGGACGGGGACGACAGTGAACTTTACCTCCTGACGGTCTTCCTGAAGTGGCTGCCGGATCTGCTCCGGCACAACGACGCGGAGCGGATCAGGGCATGGACTGCCGGGGCGATGGACGCGCCATACCGCAGGCACTTCGCGGAACTGATCGACCCGTTCCGAATCGGTACGGACCTGGCCGGTGACCCGGCCTGGATCAGGAAGTCTGACGGGACCACGGTTCCCTGGAACGTAGCGAAGGTGCCGGAATGAGCAACACACGGAACAACCGAAACGGATACCGCACCGGACCGAGTGCCGGTCGCCAGTCCCAGGGACAGTCCGGCAAGGGCCACTGGAAGCTGTGGACCGGGCTCGTGGTCGCCGCCGTGCTCTACGTCAACAACGGCGGGGACCTCGGCGACATCATCCCCGGGGGTGACGGCGGGGGTGCTCCGGCCCGCGCGCCGGTCACGAACACGAACACCGGGGGCGGGAACTCCGGTGACTGGATGCCACCGTGCACGGCCACATCCACGGCGGGCTGTTGATCATGGCTGGTGATTACTGTCCTCTGTGCTTCGATCATGATCACTACGGGGACGGTTACTGTCCCCGGTGCAATGATCACGAGCACTACTCCGCGATGGAGTCCGGCCAGTGGGACCCAAACATCGCAGCCGATGCAGACGGATGCCCGGGATGGTGGCTGATCATGGCCACCATCGTGATCACGGCCACCTGCGTGATCAAGAAAAAGTAAGTGGTTTCTTAGTACACCTATCCGGAATCCAATCAAGATCAGATTGAAGGGATCATGACGACCTACTTCAAGGACCGTCGTTCGGGCACGGTCTACACGACCAGGGAGAAGACTCTCCCGACGAGCGGTTCGATACCCCTCAAGGCCGCGTATCGCGAGGACACGGTCTGGATCGACCGGAACTATCTCGAAACGGTCAAGAACCCTCACCAGCCTTCTGTCTGGCACACCTTCTGGACTCTCCTGGTCCTCGTGCTCTGGGTCGGGCTCTGGATCTTCAGTTCGAACTCCATGGCGAATGAGAACCACGTGAGCTTCGCGGACGCTCTGTTCTGGCAGGGCGGCTGGTCTCTCGTCGGGTGCTCACTCACGCTCCGCTGGAGCGGTCTCGTACACGGCTGACAAGCCGGGCCAGACGTCGCGTCCCTGCCCCAGACCGGGCGGCAGGGGCGCGGCTCCGGCCTTACTGGTCGACTCCGAAGGGATCACATCATGACCACTGACATGGTCGCCGTTCGTATGGCGACCCTTCCCGGGCAGCTCCGTAGGGGCGACTTCGTCATGGAGCCCGGCCGGACGACCTTCGTCCTCACCGAGATGCCCAAGTTCTCAACCGTCTATTACGGAGGCCACGCGTGCCCCGTGTACTACCTCACCGGCAGGGACATCGAGACCGGGCGCCCCGTGAAGATGACCAAGAGCGCCCGCTGTGGCGTGGACGCCTCCCGGGACTACGCCCTGAACGGCCGGAAGGCACCTGTCTTCAAGCCCGTCGAGTGGACCGAGTCCCGGGACTCGTCCCTGATCTACTGACCCGGCGGCCAGCACCCGGTCGACCAGAGCCAGGTCCGCAAGAACGGATAACTGACTGATCGATCAAGGCGCGGCCAGTACGCTGGTCGCGCCGATCCTCCGTGAGGTAATCGGTAGCCGACTGCGTTCTGAGCGCAGGGATGTTGGTTCGAATCCAGCCGGAGGAGCGGGAAGGGCGCGGTCCGAAAAACCGTGACCGTCTTCCAAGTCCCCTGCCAGGGGCGTCGGGCCCTCCCGGGATGGTGGCAGCCAATTCCCGGGAGCGCCCGATCATGATCAAGGGACCTTAGCTCAGATGGTAAGAGCGCTCGCGTGAAGAGCGAGAGGTCGGAGGCTCGACACCTTCAGGTCCCACTACCGACGGACGGTCCGCTCGGTTTGAGAGGAAAGATCATGAGCAGGGCCAGAATCGCGATCATCAGTTCTGCCGTGGCAGTTCTGCTGTCCGTCGTCGGATGCGGGACCGTCGCCCATCAGGACGACGCACGAGAGCACCAGTTCACGGGACAGTCGGCTCAGGCCATCGCGGACACGAACGCAGCGGGAGACGTGGAGATCACGTCAACGAAGCGCGCGAATGATCCCTACTCGGGGCCCGAACTCCAGACGAAGTACACGGTCACCAACCCGACCACGGACAAGGTGAGTTACACGATCACCTTCGAGTACCTGGACAAGAACGGGACACGCACGGGCGAGGACTACGGGAATGTCGAGTCCCTGTCTGGCCACCAGAGCAGCCGCGAGTCCCTGACACTCTGGGGAGATGATCTTCACGGCGTGGTTTCTGTGCGCGTGATCGACGTCACTCGTGTTCCCGTCTCTTGACACGGGACATCTTTCCTTTTGTTTCGATCGGGTGGACAGTAGAACCAGATCCCCTACGGGGCGAAGGGGGCCCCATGACAGACACCATCTGGGCGTCAATCAAAACCGACTGGCATGCCGACGCGACATGCGGAGGCGCCGACGACTATCTGTTCTTCCCCGCAGAAGAGACCGAGACCAGACTCCAAAAGGTCCGGTCTCTCTTCTGTGATCACTGTCCGGTCCGTGAGAAGTGCCTCAACTCGGCGCTGATCAACGGGGATTCGGGCTACTGGGGTGGGACCTCAACGGACATGCGCGCGGCCATGAAACGGACGCGCTACCGGGCCAAGTGCCCGGTCTGCTCAAGCCGGTCTCTGATCGAAACCGGCGAGATCGTTACCGGAGACGACGGGGTGGAAGTTTTCGTCTCGTCCTATCAAGTCTGCCTCGCGTGCGCCGCCTCGTGGCGGAGCGAGACCCCCCGCCTCACCTTGATCACTGCTGCACCTGAATTGCCAGTGGAAGCCGTGCCGTCATGACCATGACGCTGGAAGAAGTCAACGACCACATCATCCAGATCAGAGGAGCCCTGGAGGCCAAGCGCCACCAGCTCCCGGAACTCCTGCTGAGGAACCCGGCACATGCCATGGAGATCAGGTATCAGATCGAATGCCTGGACCCCCGGCTCGATGAACTGGAGCACCAGGCGATGAGGATCGCCACAGAGCGCGAGACGATCATCACCGCTCTCCCGGTGGTCACAGTTTGATCAACGGGAATGCTGGATCTTGTCAGCCTTTTCCCAGGCCTCGATCCAACGCCACGAGTTGGCCTCCAGCCGGAGACCTTCCGCGACAGCCCGACCGGCCTCCGCCAAGTCCTTGCGGAGGCCCGGGTTATCGCGGAGCTTCCGAAGCTCCTTGAACCACCTGTTCGGTGTCCCGGCCATGACGCCGCATCCAAGCTTGTGGAGTCGCTCGTACTCCACACGCGGGCTACCCACCCAGGGCACTCCGAGTGCCGACAGTTCCAGAGGCTTGAGCCATGACTTCGCCCTGTTGAATTTGGTATCCGCGAGGGGGCAGACCCCAATTCCCAGTTCCGCCACGGCCGCAGGCCAATCCATCACATCGACAGGATCATGGCCCAGCGGGTCTCTACCGGCCCCGAAGGCTGCTCCGCATCCCGTTGGGTCACCTATGACCTGAAAGCCCGCCAGGCCATCACAGAGCCTCGCCACGGACCCCCCGAGCGCACCCGGGTCATCAGGGTGTGAGGTGAGTGCAGCTGGCCACCCGATCAGATCGCTGTCCTCGTGGGGTACGCCGTAGTAGTGCTGAGGCAGGTGGTTATAGATCACGTGCCCCCGGCCGTGCTTCGCGTAGACGTCGAGCAGGGCCGGTGTCGAGACCGTCACGAGCGTTGCCTCCCGGCACGCGGCCGTGAGGTTGTGCCAGGAGTTCCGGCTGTACTCTCCCGTGCGCCTGTTCTGACGCCATTCGTTCCTCGGGTGATAGCCGTCGTAGGCAGGATTCCGGGGATGCACCGAGGTGAGATCGTCGTCAATGTCAACGACGACCGCGATGCCCTTGGCACGCATGATCGGAATTGCCTGGGTCATGAACCGGTGAGTGATCCGCTGGAAGACCACCACGTCCGCCTCGACGTCGAGGACGTCCTCCACGTACGCGTCCCGGTCCCGGCGGTCGCCGGTGACCTTGAGCTTGATGTCCCGCCGGTCCGGCGGCCGGAGTTCGATGTCATACCCCTGCGCCTGAAGTGCCTTGGTTGGCATGATCAATCGAAATTGTCCGCACCCGGTAGAGTCGGCGGGGTATACAGTTATCTTCATTTGTACACACCCGCCGATCTGGCAGTAATCTTCACTTGGTGTTGTGGGCCTTCCCCGACGCGCTCGCCGTCCCGGCCGTGGCGGTCACGGGCTTGCCCGCCTTCTCCAGTGTGTCGACCCGGTCCTCCAGCGCCTTGACCCGGTTCCGGAGGCCGGTGTTCTCCTTCTTGAGCTGAGTCACCTCGCCGGAGTCACCGCCGTGGCCGCCGCCATGCCCCTGTGCCTGGACTGCCTGACGGACCAGTTCTTCGATCTTTGCCTGCTGAGACATGATCAGCCTTCCGTGATCGTGATCTTGAGTGCTTCGAGCTTCGCGGCGATGGCCGCCGGAATCTGGTCGAGGTCGAGCGTCGCGAGCGTCTGAAGGATCGCGTCCAGCTTCAGGTTCGCAGCCGAGCCGTTCGTGCCGTTCGTCTGAGCCTGGCTCAGGATGGCCGCATGCGCGGACGTCCCACTCTTCACGGCCGCGAGGATCTCCAGGAGCCGGAGGTACCCTTCACGCTCATAGCTGGCCAGGGCCCACGTTGGGTTCGCCGGTGAGTCATCGGGGGATCGGATCGCGTCCTTGCTGACCACGGCACCGTAGGCCTCAGCCTTGATCGCCGCCACGATCGTGTTTTTGATCCACGTCTTGTCGGCATCGCTCAGAGCCACGTCATCACCTCCAGCCCAGGCGAGCATGGCCGCCCGGTCGTCGAATTGTGCCACGTTGTGATCGAGATTCCCGGCCGTCGAGTACTGGTGGATCAGCCATGACGACTGAACCGGGGGTGATCCGGCCTGAATTCCGCCGGTCGCGATCCACAGGCCGTCACCGGCGTACGAGGACTTGTCGAGGTTCTTCCAGAAGGACGTGTTGCAGTACAAGACGACCCGGTGACCGGTCTTCCCCTGCACGTAGGCGATCCATGCATCCTTCTGCGCGCTCGACACCCCGGAGTCCTCCCAGTCGAACGCGAGGACGTCACCGGACTGGAGCGTGACCTTGCTCAGGAAGTAGTCCGCCTGAGTGACCATGTTCCCGGGCCTGGCGAAGTGGTAGTAGCCGACTACGAGATCATGGGCACGTGCGTTGTCCCGCTGCGAGACCCATTTCGGGTTCACGTAGTTGATGCCTTCGGTGATCTTGACGAAGGCGAAGTCCGCACCGGTCTCCCAGCCGCTCGCGGCCTGGTAGTTCGAGACGTCGACACCCTTGATCATCTGTGCACTCCATACGGCGCCCTGGAAGAACGGGGACGACCAGCCGAGGTAAGGGAGTCCCCACCTCTGGCTGATCATAGCTATCGGGACCCGGGAGACGGTCCCGAGCCCCGAGATGTCGATCGAGAAGCAGGCGCCGGTACCGTCGGCGATGGCAACGTGGCCATGCCCGGCGCTTCCCCCGCCCCAGAAGACGAGGGCGCCGGGTGGCGCGTCCGTAGCACCTGGGTGACGTACCCCACCGGGTGCTTGCTGCCACTGCGCCAGAGCGTCTCTGTAGCCGCTGGCGCCGTATCCGTAGGCCGCTGCACAGAACTGCCCGCACATGCCCCGGGCCCACGTGTCCGTGCGAGAGCACCAGACGAGAGCTTGGGCGACTGAAGCGATAGACATGAGTCTTCCGATCACAGGGGGAGGACCCAGATACGGCGGTCGGCCGCCGTACCGGTCGCCGATGAGACGTTGTACTCCAGCTTGAAGGTGTTAGCTCCCGGGGTGAGACCCGTAGCGAGATCCACATTCCCGATGCGGGTCTTGAGACCGCTCCCGCTGTTCGAGACCGAGTAGCCGATGGACCGGGTCGAAGATGCTCCCCGAGAGGTCGCCCCTGAAATCGAGTAGCTGCACTCGACACGGGCCGTGGTCGAGGGGACTTCCAGATAGGACCGGTAGCCGACGAGTGCCTGCACGCCCGTTGTCACAGTCACGTCGGGACCCGGGGACCCGGTGAGCGGATCCGCGAAGGTCGTTGAAGTGAAGGTCGCGGTACCGGTGTCCTCGTCGGCTCCGAGAATGCGTTCGGCGATCTGGTTCGATGCGGAAACCGCGAAGATCGAACCGGGGGTGGTCGCCTTCGCAGGAGCAGTTTCGTTCAGGTTGTCCCTCACGTAGGTGTTGAACTGCGCAGCCTGGAACACCGCTCCGGCCACTGCGGTCATGGGAGCCGTCCAGGCCACGATGATCTCCTTACAGAGGAAGAACCCAGATACGCCGGTCGGCGACGTTCCCGGTTCCGGATGAGACGTTGTACTTCAGGGTGAAGGTGTTCTCTCCGGGAACGAGATCCTCGGCAAGATCCATCCACCCCGCCCGGAGGTTAAGACCGCTCGCACTGTTCGAGACCGAGTAGCCGATCGAGTTCCGTTTGGCTGCCTCGCGGGAGGTCGCACCCGAGATCGCGTAGGTCATCTCGATGCGGGCCGTCACCGACGGATTTCGGAGTATGGCCCGGTACCCGACCAGAGCATTGACGCCCGTCGTAACGGTCATCTCCGGGCCGTCGGTCGCCGGAGCCTCGGTCGTAACCTCGTTGTCGGGGTCACCGAAAGAGGTGCTGGTGATGTTGACGTTCTGGGCATCGCTGAGGGCGTTTGCGATCCGCTGAGCGATCTGGTTCGCCGCAGACGTGACGAAGATCCCCGAGACGGTCGTCGCCTTCGCAGGCATCGACTCGCTCAGGTTGTCCCGGATGAAGGTGTTCCACTGGGCAGCGGTGAACACCGATCCGGCGACCGCTGTGAAGGGAACCGTCCAGGCCACTGCTCACACTCCAAGATCGGGAGGCGGTATGGCGCTGCCGTCCTCGGGGACCGCTGGGGGCGCGAACGGGAGCTGGGGATACTCCGCGTTGCGGAGAGCAGTGAAGATCGCGTTCATTTCGGTGTCGGTGGCAACGTTCTTCAGAAAGATGATCCTCAGCACTGCCCCGAGCATGACGGCAGTCGAGGCGATCATGACGCGCGCCGGAAGCTCGGCAACCCGGGGATCGAATCCGAGCTTCCGGCATATCTCCTGCTGAGTGTCCCAGACAGTGCTCGCGTACTGTTTGATCGTGGCCATGACCGTTCCTTACAGAGGGATGACGGAGATTTCGCGGAACTGGAAGCTGGACGTATTGGAGCCCGCCCGGTACTTCATCGTGAAGGTGTTCGACCCTGCGGTCAGGCCGGAGAACACGTGCATCACTCCCGCACGGGTGAACTGGTTCGCGGGAGTTCCGTCAGTGAGAATGCACCAGTTGTCACTAGCGGCCACGGATGAGGCCCCGGAGACCTCGACCGAGGTCAGGCTCGCCGAGTTGATCGTGTTGTTCGCGTGGCTGGCCGCGAAAGAGACGATGGCGATGGTGCCACAGGTGACCGTCACCGAAGGCCCGGGAGTAGTCAGATTCGTGTACGTGCCCGTACTGGTCGCTTCCGAAGTGACGACGGTCGACTGAGACGGGACCCGGGTGGTGATCGCGTTCGCCCCGGTCGAAACGAAAAGCTGGGAAGCGGCGGTCGCCTTCGCAGGAGCAGTTTCGTTCAGGTTGTCCCTGACGTACTGGTTGAACTCGGCTGCGGTGAAGGTCGCTCCGGCCACCGCTGTCATGGGGGCACTCCAGGTCATCGGAGCCCCCTCAGAGGTGCGTTGTCGACCCCGTGTTCCTCGTTCTCGTCGAGGAGCTGAGAGATCGACTGTCCGTGCGGCAGACGGAAGTTGACCGCCACTGTGTGATCATGCGGGTACCAGTTCCGGGTGCTCGGAATTGGCCGCAGGGAGAGAACCTGGAGAATCTCCTGTTCCTGGCGGGGCCATGTAATCTTCGCCTGCATGCCGCAGTACGAGCACAGGTAGAAGTCCCGGCGCTGATCGCGGGGGCCATTCATCCGGCTGGGGGTGTAGAGGAATTCGACGTTCCCACAGCCCTCGCGCGGGCAATCGGCCACCCACTCCCCGCTGTAGACGTAGGCGCGGGCGACGGTGATCGTCTCGGTCGGCTCTTCGTAGCTCATGACTCCCTCACGTTCCGAAAAGACCAGTATCGAACCGACCTTGTGTTGAATGATCAAATATGAAAACGGTGTCTGCGTCATCCGCCTTGAGAGGATCGAAAACCCCCTCGTCGAACCCGGCCCCGCGCTTGTCGAAAGTGAACGGATTCGAGACGGACTCAAGATCTTTTTCACAGCCGAAGATGACCGAATGGACCGGCGGGAGGCCCGCCTGATTGAAGCGCTGGACCGAGTGCGTCACCCGCTCAATGAAGAAATCATCATCGATACCCATCTCACCATTGACGATGTGGATCCGGTCACTGATGGTCCTCTGGAGCACCTGTGCGAAGTGCGTCGGGTTCTCGGTGACCACCCGGAGCTGAACCGTTGGGCGCCGCTGGCTGTAGTGGAGAAGGATCATACTGGCGATTGCGTAGGCGTCGTTCGCGTTCGCCCAGGGAGCACTATCGGGGTGTGAGCGCTCTCCGTGCTGGGAGATCGAACCAGTGTCCTTCTGAACCACCTTGAGTGACCGGGCCACAGGGATCGAGCGGGCCCTCAGTTTGAGGCCGGTCACGGTCAGTGATCCTCCGACCGCCAGAAGACTGATCTTGGCGGACTGCCCGGAGTTCCGGTCGAGAATGACGTTGAGCGTTCCGGCGCCGGAGACCGTGAAGTCAGCGGGAGACTCCGGGGTGACCGCGTCCACGAACGGATCGGAGGTCGAGATCTGGATCTCCTGGCTCTGGCCGGTCCCCAGTGTGATCACATCATCGCTCGTCCAGACGTCGGTATACAGACCACTCTTGATCCGCTCCTCAACCTCGAAGGTCACGGAGTTGACAATGTCACGCCAGCCGTGCGCGTAGGCGAAGGGAGGGGTGTAGTGGTATCCCCCGGTCACCGCAGGAGAGGTGCAGTCAAAGAAGGCCGGAGCACTGAAGGTCGCCCGGGGGACGATCGACTCCGTTCGCAGGAGGCGGTGATGGCGATCACGGAAGACGAACGTCCCGCTGGGGTTGAGGTACGCGATCGCGGGAGGACCCTCGGACTTGACCAGGTCGTTGATCGCTTGAAAGGCGTTCACCTCTTCGACCCACCAGAAGGGGACGACCGTCGCTCCGAGATCGATGTCACGGGGCCCGGTGAAGCCGACCAGGTCGAGGATCGTGTGTATGAGCGATCCAGTCCGCATTGACGAGAAGACCCCGGTGGAGAGCTTGACCCCTTGAAGATCGTTAAGACCGTCGAGGAAAGTGAAATCGACCGTCCGGTCTCCTATGTCTGCCTTCACGTTGTAGTCATCGATCCGGCCCCGGAAAAGATCGAAGGTGTTCCCTCCGTATGCGACAGAGCCCTGCATCTGACGCGCTGGCTCAAGATCCCCGAACAGGGGTGAGGTCGTGTATTCGGGGCTGTACTGCCGGTCTGCGTTGATCACGGAGAAGGAGGCATTCCCGACGGCCGCCGGATTGAGCTGCCGGTCCTGGTCGCGGCCATAAGTGATCACAACATCACTGATGATGTCCTGCGTGGTCGAGTCGGAGGGACCGATGTACCCGGTCCGGGAGATAGCAAGATCATCCATCCAGAAGTTCATGTTTGCCTTGGAGAACGGCATCCCGAACTGACTGATCGTGATCGCGCCACGGGTGTTCTGACCGGTCGCACTGACTGTCTCGGCGGGGGTCTCACTGTCGATGTCCGTGAAGAGCTTGATCTCCACTACTCCCGCAGCCGCGTCCCCGAAGACGTAGCCCTCAGCCCGGAACCAGGTGTTCAGAGGGACTGAAGCAGAAGTCGTCACCGATGTTCCGAAGGCGGCGTTCTGGATCCGCAGCTTCCCGAGTGTGGTGACCTGGAGATTCGCACACATCCCCGCGCCGTTCTGGAGACTGAGGATCGACGTGTCGGAGGCGGGGTTCGCGGTCCAGTAGAAGTAGCCCCGGTAGTACGCCGTCGGAAGAGTCCCGTGAGCGGTTGTCCAGCCCGCGTAGACCACCTCCCCGGACCCGTCGGTGGTCAGATGGAGAGACCGGCTTCCGTGAGCCGCCTTGCTCGTGTCATGAGTGAGAGTCCCTCCGGCCGCGATGGAGACCGTGTCGAAAGCGGTCGACTGATCGCTGTAGATCTCACCGGCCGCTACGGTGGAGCCGTTCGATCCTGCCTCCCCCGAGTTGTAGATCGCATCAGTGTTCCAGTCGATCTTGAATTCGTAGTCCGGGAGTCCTCCCGCCCCGCAGAGATCCCAGGGCCCGTCCTGACTGGAAGTGACCGCGTTGTTCGCGGTCGCACTGACCTCGGCGACACCTGCGAGAGCGACCACGCCCCCCGCGACGGGAGCAGGCCGGAGCACGACCGAGACGAGGTCGGATCCGTACTGGACGGCCGCGCTCGCCGTCGTGGTCCGCTGTGTCTGGGCTCCGGCGGTGAGAGGTCCCGCGTCATTGAGAACGATCGAAGGGGCCGCAGGGGACCCGTGGCTGTCATCGACCCGTTCCGTGTTCGTCCCACCGGAGATCGTGAACGTTTTCGCGGAGTCCGCACCCACGGCCCGCAGCGTGATCAGCCAGGAATTGACCAGGGCGGTAGTGATTGCGGGATGCGCGAGAGCGTCGGTGGTCGCCGTCGTGACCGAGGTGTTCCACTCGCCGATCGGGTTCGTCGTGTCACAGCCGCTCCAGGCGGCGACGAACGCGAGGACGTAAGGATCACCGCCCGGCCAGTTGTCCGTGTTGAAGGTCATCGAGACGGATGACCCGAGTGATCCATTGTCGACCCGGTAGAAAAAGTTCAGACGGGGATAGCCCGCGTAGGGGCTGGAGACAGAGGTCCCAGGGCTGATCTCGAAAAGCTTCGACCAGCCGGAGGGGGTTTCAGGACCGGTGTTGTCATCGGTCACGACCGGCAGGAGAAGAACATCATTGGACACGTGACCGGCGGGCAGGCTGACACTCTGTGGTGATCCGGTGAGACTGACATCAGCCTTGAGCCGGGTACCTGCGGAGCGGAACGCGATAGCCATCTACTTGATCCGCCCCTTCTTACGCAGGGTGTCGAGACTGGTCACCAGCCAGTTCTCCAGCTCCAGTCGTGACCCGATCACTCCGTGGTTTTCTACAATCACCTTTTCGATCACCAGAGCGGATCCCCCACCGGCACTGGCTGCCGGGAGCTTGGCCACGAGGCGCTCGAACGCGGCCGTCTGACGTGGGGAGAGCACGCGCTCCGGCTGGTTTGTGTACTTCGCCATCATGCCCACGCCCCGGGCGATACCACCGAGGTCATACCCGCCCGGACGCGCCAGGGCGCCGAGAGATCCGTAACGGTGCAGAGCGTAGTTCAAGCCTGCGTAGATGTTCGCCATCGGGTTGACGGAGACGCCATATGCGAAGGGGCCAGTTTTCCGGTACTTGCCTGCGTACGCCCGGAACGTCCCGGCAATCACCTGCATCAGGCCAACCGACGGGTGTCCGGCCTTCCAGTTGCTGTCCCACTTGTTGACGATGTTCGGGTTTCCGCCGGACTCCTGGTTCATCCGCCTTTCGACCAGACCCATGTATCCGATCGGCTGGCCGAGCATCCGGAGCGCGAGGGCGATCTCGTTGCGGAAGCGGGAGACCGGTCCTGCCTTGCCGAGACCGATGGTCCCGAGACCTGCGGAAAAGAGCTTCTTGAGCTTGCCGACCACGTCCGCGATCGTGTCACCGGTGCCGTAAATGAACGATCCGACACCCTTGAACCCGATCTTCAGACCACGGAGCAGGCCCTTCATGAGCGCCTTACCAGCTGGGGTCAGAAGCCGGGCATCCAGCGAGATCGGACCCTTGTGATCCTTGATCCACTTGGCGATCCCGGACACCCATCCGGTCAGGCTCTTCCAGACGCTCTTGAAGCCGTTCCAGAGACCGTTGAGAACATCCTTGCCCTTCTGGTACAAGAGTGATCCCACGGAACCGATGGCACTGGAGATCGCCCTCCGGCGTCCGTTCACCCAGCCGGACACTGATCCCCAGATGGCCTGAGCACCACGGAGGAGACCGCTGATCGTGTCCCGGCCCTTCTGATAGAGCCAGGTACCGGCAGACCGGAAAGCGTTCAGCACGGGCCGGTAGACGTGACTGATCATCCAGCTATTGATCGTGCTCGTGATGTTGATCCAGCCACGGAAGAGACCGTGGAACGTGTCCCGGCCCTTCTGATAGAGCCAGGTCCCCGCGTTCCGGAAGAAGTTGATCACCGGACGGTAGACGTGCGCGGACATCCAGTTATTGATCGTGACCGCGATGTTGGTCCAGCCCCTGATCATTCCGAGGATCTGATTCCGGCCTGCGGTGTAGAGCCAGGTCCCGGCGTTCTTGAAGAAGTTGACCACCGGGTGATAGATGTGGCTGCCGATCCAGGCGCCGATCGTCCCTGCGATCTTGCCCATGCCCACGAACAGACCCCGGATCAGATCAACTCCGAGTGCAGCCATGACCGTTGAGGGAGAACTGATCCCAAAAACGGCCTTGAAAAAGTCCACGATCCCGTGCCAAAGCGTCTTGAAGAATCCGGGAACGGTCTTGGTAAAGAAGTTCGTGGCCCCCTTCCAGAGACCACTGATCAGGTCCCCGCCCATGCTGACGAGAGCGCCGCCCCCGCCCGTGGCTGCCTTACTGATCTGCCCCGGCAGCTTGCTGAAAAATGAACCGACTGCGGACGCGACCTCAGAGAACCAATGACCGATCTTGCCTGGCAGCGAACTGAAGAATCCGGCCAGTTGCCCAGGAAGCTTACTGAAGAACGATCCGATGCTCTTGCCGAAGTCGACTGCCCAGTTGATCGTGGCATCGAACGCGGCTTTGGCCCCGTCACTGATCTGCTTCCAGTGCTTGACGATGTAGAGCACCGCGAGCCCGATCGGCCCACTGAGGATGGCGAGGATCAACGGCCAGTTCTGCTTTATCCAGTCAATCGTGGCACTGAACGCGTGCTTCACTCCGTCCCAGTGCCTGACGATCTCAGCGACCGCGAGCCCGATGCCACCGGTCAGGATCGTCCAGATCACCAACTGCCAGTTGTCCTTGAGCCAGTTGACGAACCCGGAGACCACATCCTTGACGAACCCCCATACCGCTTTCCACGTCTTCTGGAAGAACTGGGTCTGAGTCGCCAGGTAGATGATTCCTGCGATCAGTGCCGCAACACCTATGACGATCAGGCCGATTCCGGAGGCTGCGAAAGCAGCGTTCCACGCCCACTGAGCGGCTGTGGCGACTGCTGTCCACACGGCCGTGAGCTTGGTCCATACGAACAGGGCCGCGAGCTGGACTCTCATGAGCATGAGACTGTCCGTCTGCGCCATGGTGGCAACGGTGTAGATCGCCGTGGCAGCCGCCGCAAGCGTGGTATACATCGCGTACAGCTTGGTCCCGATGTAAACCGCGCTCAGCATCCCGAGCAGAGATATGAAGGCGATCACCAGAGCCATCACGACGTTCTTGTGACGCCCCATGAACGCGATGATCGAACTCACCACGGGGATGAGCTTGGACCCGATCTCGATCATGAGAACATGAACGGTCTGTTTGGCCCGGTCGAGCTGGACATTCAGCAGACCCTGTGTGATCTTCCAGCCCTCAACATCCTTACTGCTGTTGTGAAAGGACTCGCCGACCTTATGGACTCGTTCCTTGAACCCGTCGGCAGATTCGCCGGAAAGCTGCAAGATCGTGTTGAGGCCGATAGCCCCACCGGACATCTTCTTGAGTGCGTCGGTGTACGTCTTCGCGGCCGGACCGCCACTCTTCAGTTCACGGCTGAAACCATGTGATCTGTCCACCAGAGTCTTGAAGTTCCGCATCATCGGCTGCTGGGACAGTGGAGCACTTTTGACAGAAGCATTCCATCCGTCGAGATCGATCTTGTTGGTGAGGAATTGCTTAGCGACCTTCTGGAGTTCCGGAGGCATCTTGCCGATCATGATCTGGGCATCGCGAGCGGACTCCTTGGTCCCCTCGAAGGCACTCAGGAGGATCTTGCCGGAGGGTCCCATCTTGGACAGGATCGTTCCGGTCAGCAGGTCGATGGTCCCCGTGAGACCGCGCTTTCCCAGGTTCTGGCTGACGTCCACAGACGAGAGCCCGAAGCGGTGCATCTCCCGTGAGGCCACCATGTTCGGGGACGCCAGCGCCCGGATGGTGGCGCCGAGTTCATGGGTCGCCTCACGTGCTGAGGTGCCGTGCTGGGTCAGGGTCGCCACGGCGCCCGCGACCTGCTCAAAGCTGATCTTGTTGGCGCTCG